ATTAGTTTTGTCATTTAAATAATTTTCATCTCTTAAAATCTTTTCTACAATTTGACTTGGTTGACCACTATATGATTGGGATACTCTAGAAGTAGTATTTCTAAATCCTTCCATAGAACCAAACTGTAAAGAAATAATTTGTGCATTTTCTCCCTCACCATATTGTGTATTGATTTTGTAAATAATTAATGGTGATAGTGTAAAATCAATTGTAGTTTCTGGTTCTGGTTTTGCTTGTGGGGTTTGTATCTTTAGGATTAGTTTTTCTTCACCAATGATAGGAAAATTTTGTACGATATTTGTTGTGTCCTTAATAACAATATCGCCACTAATCGCAGCTGTATAAATGTTCTCAAAAACATTTATTTCCTCTACTATAGGATTAATATCGTATACTTGTCCAGTTGTAGAAACAATCTGACACTCTTCAACTAAAAACTCACCAGCAAATTGTAAATCGGATTTTGCAACCATTAAGATGCCTCACGCATTTTACTTTCAAACTCTTTTACAAACCCATCAATATGACGAGTCGAGATAAGTCTAATCTGTCTTTTCTTTTCTTGTAGTTTATCTTCGTATTGATAGTTTGATATTGCAGTTGCAGAAGGATACTCTGTAGTATTCATACCAACATCAATAGTAACTGTGGTGTCTCCAGATGTTTGTGTAATTTCATAATGATGTATTGCGCCTGGGTTTTCATACTTTTCTTTTACAAACTCTTCAAACCGTTGCGTACTCATAGGCCAGTCTTCGTAATAATCAACAATATCATTTGCAACTAAAACAGTCCAGTGTAAATTTACATCTCCATAATACCTATGTGCAATCATCTCTGGTGTCTCACCATCTTGCACATCATAATAATCAAACCCTAAAATATTTTCTTTTACATTTGCAATCAGTTTGACTCTTGACAAGATATCCTTCATGATAGTAAATTTACCATCACCTTTTGCACTATAATAGATGTTTGGGAACATATCAAAATATGTCATATTAGTATCCTAACGCAAGTTTTTCTCTGGTAATGAGTTCTAGTTCTTTAAATTGTAACTCTATATTTGTCTCAACTGGTGGAGCTCCACTACCATCTGAATGTGGTCTAAAGAATTGTACTCTTTCACCACCGTATGTAACATTTGCACTTTCTAAAACACAAGTTGATATTTTGTTTAGAAAACTATTTTCTTTATTCATATTCATATAAGTAATATCAAACGTAGCAGGAACAATCATAGTTCTAGAACTACTGATATCCTCTTCAAAACTAGGTGACATATAGAACCTAAACATTCTAACAATTTCGTCTACTGTATTTGCCTCTGCTTCTGATTTAGGCATCATCTTAAATGAATAACTAAATGACCTTCTACTAATACCTTGAAATACCATCTCAAGTCTATTATTTGTAACTTTACCAGATGCAAGTTCAATTGCACCTTTTGCTCCAGATGCAAGAGCATCAGCAGCTGATTTTAGTGCTGTTTCAGTTGTGTCAGATGCAGCTCTTCCTGCTTCTTCTAATACTGCTTTTCCAAACGCTTTAGTAAATACATCTTCGTTTTTACTCTTACTGTAAAGATTTGCAGCTGCAGTTGCAAACGCACCCATTTCTACCTCACCATATTGTGCCGATTGTTGAACAGCAACTGTTGCAGGCATATACATTGCGATAGATGCTTCTAATCTTTTAGTCGCAGCTTTTGGTACACTAATACTTGTTTTCTCTGGTTGGTGGAAATCATCAAATTCATTACCACTGTACTTAGATGGTTTTTTTAAATTTCTACCTTGACTGAATTTTACGTTTGCGTGTGCCTGTTCGTTAATATGAAATACAATATAATGTCCTTGTTCATTAGAACCTAAGTCTTCTGGATATGCGATATGTTTACCTTTAAATGGTTTTAAAGTTGCATATTGACTTCTATCAACACCACCTCTAGCGCCTGGGTTAGTTGTACGTCCACCACCCAACGCATCAGAGATTACATTGTTAAGTTTATTAGTTGCACGATTAATTGCAACATTCTTAATTTCGTTTAGGAATCCTCGCATCTTTATAAATATCCTTAGTTATATACTATTTAGGTGAATAATCATGGCATACCGTGGAAGATATGTACCAACTTATCCAAAAAAGTACAAAGGTGACCCTTCTAATATTATTTATAGAAGTTTGTGGGAAAGAAAATTTATGGTATATTGTGACCGTAATGAAAAAATACTAGAGTGGGGCTCAGAAGAGTTTTTTGTTCCTTACCGTTCACCGTTAGATGGTAAAATACACCGATACTTTCCAGACTTCTATGTAAAAGTAAAAACACCAACTGGTACTAAGAAATGGGTCATAGAAGTTAAACCAAAAGCACAATGCAAACCCCCTAGAGAACCAAAAAGGAAAACCAAAAAATATCTCAATGAAGTTCGTACTTGGGTTATCAATGAAGCAAAATGGAAAAATGCAGTAGAATACTGTAAAGATAGAAACATGGAATTCATGATACTTACAGAACGAGAACTTGGTATATAAATATACATATGAACAATGAACGAAATAGAATCATGGCTGCTGTTGTCAAAAACCTAGAATCAGTTTATGACCCAGAGATGCCTAGTATTTCTGTTATACATTTAGGATTAATATACGATATAGAGATATTAGAGGATAATACCGTAGTGAAAATAACACATACTCTTACAAGTGCATTTTGTCCAATGGCAGATGAAATAAATCAAGATATTCAAAAGGCAGGGATGGTAGACGGTATCAAAGAGTCTATTGCAAACTGCACATTTTCACCACCATTTAGTATGGATATGGTGCCTGAAGAAACTAAAATGGCGATGGGTTGGTTCTAATGGCTGAAGAAACTTATTTTGACAAAATCTCAGCACAGATTAAAACTGGTAACGAACCATTTACTTGGTATCGTAACCGTATTAAAGAACTTGGAACACCATCTGTTCCAGAGTTATTGCGTTCTGGTAAACTAAACAAAACGCCTCACCCCAAACACCTAAATATGTTTGTCTATGCACCAAAGTTTGCAAAGAAGTTACCATATTATGATACATTCCCATTGGTAATGTATTTGAAGTCAGCAGAGGGTGGGTTCTATGGATTGAACTTTCATTACCTACCGTATGCACTTAGAGCAAGACTTCTAGACGCAGCTGGTCAAGATAAACTGGATGTTAGTGCAGTGGAAAATAGTAGATTGACAAAACCAACTATAAAAAGATATTTGTATGGATATGCAAGGTCTATGTTTAGAAAGGTTGATAGTGAAGATAACCTTACTGCGATTATGTTACCAGTGCAAAGATTTAAAAAGGCTTCAGAAAATAAAATCTGGGGTGACTCAAGGAAGATGATTTAATGTCAAGATTTAACTTTTCAAATGTTCTTGGTGGTGCAGTATTTGGTGGACTAAATGCGTTCTTACAACACAATGCATCTAGAGATGGATATGCAAAAGCAAATCGTTATGAAGTAGTTATTCTATTACCGTCTGGTGTAACAAATGGTGCGTTTCAAGATGCTGGTGAAACTGCAATGTCTGCTAACGTATTAGCAAATTTACATGGTGAAGCTGCAAGACGTATTTCATTTCGTTGTGATTCTATATCTATCCCAGGCAGAAATTTACGAACACAGATGAATGGTAACATATATGGGCCTCCTCATGAAATTGTACAAGGACAAACATTTGCACCAGTAGAAGCGACTTTCTACTGTGGTTCTGACCTTGCAGAAAGATATTTCTTTGAGGACTGGCAAAAGATTACATATAATCCAGATACATACAATATTAATTATTATAAAGAATATGTTGGTTCAGTTGAAATTTATCAACTAAACGAACAAGATGAAAGAACTTATGGATGTAAGTTAGAAGAAGTATTTCCTAAGACCGTAGCTGCAATTGCATATGGTCATGGGAGTAGTAATACCATTAACAAGGTATCGGTTGAGTTTGCATATAGATATTGGAGAAATATTGCAACTGAACCTAAAAAGGCAGCTCTTGAAAGTACATTACAAGACATATTGAAAAATTCAATTCTTAAAAATGTACAAACTAGGTTGCCTCCAGTGATTAGTAAATTAACTGGAAGATTCGGTGGATTTTAATTATTAGATAGGAGAATAAATTATGGCGTTGCCTAAACTTAATGCACCAAGTTATGAAATGAAAGTTCCATCAACTGGTGAAACCGTGAAATTTAGACCGTTCTTAGTAAAAGAACAAAAGATATTGATGATTGCACAAGAGTCGAAAGACCCAAATATGATGGCTAATGCTATGTGTGACCTCATTGAGTCTTGTTGTGAAAACATAAAAGAGGTAGAAAAAATGCCTACCTTCGATATAGAATATATGTTCTTACAACTTAGAGCTGTGTCTGTTGGTAGTGAAATTGAATTGGAAATGTTATGTCAAGATGATAATGTGACAAGAGTTCCAGTAACAATTGACTTAGGAGAAATTAAAGTTTCTGAGTTACCTAATCATAAGAAAGAGATTATGATAACAGATAAAATTGGTATGACATTTAAATACCCATCATTGAAAGATATTGCAAAGTATGGTCAAGATGGTGTAAGTGCTGTTGATACTACATTTGGTGTAATTCAAGATTGTCTGGTAAATATATTTGATGAAAATCAAGTTTATGATGAGATGAATCAAAAAGAGTTGCAAGAGTTTGTTGAACAGATGACTACAGAACAATTTGAGGAAGTGCAAGGGTTCTTTGATACTATGCCTAAACTAAGACACACTGTAGAGGTAAAAAACCCAAATACTGGTCATGTTAATAAAGTGCATCTGGAAGGTATGCAAAGTTTTTTAGGGTAGGCCTTTCGCATGATAGTCTTGCATCATATTATAAGACTAATTTTAGTATGAGTAACCACTATAAGTGGAGTTTAACTGAACTAGATAATATGATGCCATGGGAAAGGGAAATCTATGTTGGAATGTTAAAAAACTACATAGAAGAAGAGAACCAGAGACTAAAAGAACAAGAGAGGAAGTATAAATGACCAAGGCAGTAAAAACTGTTGACCCAGAGGTCGCTAAAAAAGATACTAATGGTGATGGTCACATTTCAAAAGAAGAAATGGAGATGGATTTGGAATTCAAAAGAAAAGAACTTGAGGATGCTGATGCCCGTAGAGATGCAATGCGTCAAATGGCTTGGTTCTCCTTATTCGGTATGTTATTATATCCGTTTGCAGTTGTACTTGCAAACTGGATTGGATTAGACCAAGCATCTAAGATTCTAGGTGACATGGCTGCAACTTACTTTGTTTCAGTTGCTGCTATCGTCATGGGTTTCTTTGGTGCAAACGCATATGCAGATAAAAAGAAGTAAGTAAATGGCTGATATGGAACTAGTAAAAGCGTCTAAGAACTTAGAGAACGCAACTGCACAGTTGAAAGATTTTAATCAATCTGCTGGTAAGGAGATTGCAACTCAAATCGGTGGTGACTTGAAGAAAGGTGTTCTTGACCCATTTACTAGTGCATTTGCAACTATTCCAGGCGTTTCTACTTTAGGTGCAGTTGGTCAAACTATATTCAATAAAACATTTGCAGCTCTGAAAGCAAGAAGAGAACAAAACTTACTCCGTGAAAGACTTGGACTGACTAAAGAACAGTTCAAACAAATGAAATATCAAAAAGAGGTAAATGATGCACAAAAAGAATACGCAGAACAGTTATCACAAGGTGCTCAAAATTTACTTGGATTGGATTTAAATAATCAATAACTGAG